ATACTGTATCTACGTTAACTTCAACGTTAGGTACTTTTTTCATTGTTCCTCTTGTTTTTGTCACTCAAAATCACCTCGTTCTGATTTTAATTTATTTTGTGAACTAAATTTTTAAGCATAAAACAAGCGGGCGGCGACAGCCGAATGCGTATCCGAAGCGGGAATAAGCAGCCGAAGCGGAGCAAAACCAGCAGCAGAGCCATCGCGCCAATTACCGCCGAAATAAGCGACCGCACCCGAACTCAAATTCCCAACATCACAGAAATGAGTAGTAGCACTCCCATTTTTTGATTTAATAATGAATCCTGTTTCAGTGTTGCCCCATACATCATCTATATAGCCACTAACATAAGCAGATATCCCTGTTGTAAATTTTTCGTATCCAGTTCCTGAGTCATTAAAATTATCGTTGCTATATAATAAGTTATAACTACTGTCGGTTACTAATCCATCTAGCCAATAATAATAGTTGCCCCAAAAATCCTCTATATTTAAGAATTTCATTTGTTGTTTACCTGTCGTTTCTCCAAAATCTATGCCTTTTACATTTGTACTACCAGTTAAACTACCCGCACTATTATCATCCACAAAACCTCTACCAAGTGCAGTTTGAGAATCTCTGCTTTTATATTTTACAAGGTATAATATTTGCAACATTAAAACTGCAAAATATGGCATTTGACTATATCCACCGCCATTAGCCTGTGCAAGTGTTCTAAAATCACCTATGGGCTTATTAACGGTTACAGTTTTACCTGATAAACTTCTTAATTTACCATTTAACTCATAGCCTAAAAATGCACCTATATATATATTATCTTTTAGTGTACTTCCTTTTGTGTGTGCAAGTGCTTTCCATGTACTATCAATTTTATAATTCGCATACTTAACATATAAATATTGTCCCTCTCTCCATATTTTCCAGTATATAACAGGAAATTCTACCATTACATCTCCATTATCTCCAGTTGTAATATCAGCAGGAGTGCCATCTGCTTTTTGAGTTAAATTACTAGAATTTAAATATGTTTGTATTTCCCCATTCTTTAACAAACAAGGCTTAATTTCACTATAAGGGTAAACACTATCCCATTCACTTGCACCACCACCAACGGGGGCAGGTGTCATATTTACTGCATCGTCAGTATAAATAACGCTTGTCAATGGATTAGAATTGTTCATATCAATACGAACACCATATATTTTCAACGGGTATATTAATTCTGTATTATTTACACCTCTCCATATTGCATTACCATCTTTATCTATTTTAACATATATATTTCCAGTATCTTCATTAAGCCATAATTGCCCTGTATCGTAATCAATATCATCAGAAGTTGGATTCCTATTGAATTTTATCAATGATGGGCGAGTATCAAGTAATTCTATTTCATCTTCAATTTTATTCATATTTGAGGCAATAATGGGTGTACCAGCTTCAATTATATTTCCTTCTGCTGGTACTAAAGTTATTGTTCCATCAGGATTTTCTACCTTCTGAAATGTTCTAGGCCTTTCTACTTCTCTATTCTTCCATACTGTTTTTTCATATGCCATTTATATCACTTCCTCTCCACATGTATAAGCTCCACAGTATTGGAACAAGCTTGAATTTCCTTTGTAATGCTTATATAGTAATTCCAAATTCCTCTCTAGCCTATTAGCATCTACATGACTAAATCTTTGATTATATTCCCAATCCATCTTAGGAGAAATCCACCCAGGTAATATCCTTCTTTCTCCTAATATTTTTATATTATTTTCTATCCTATTTAAACTTTCTGCAAATTCAATACTACTCATGTCTCTATTTGTATTTGTTTCCAAATCGGGAATTCTGTCAAATAACTTTACTAACCCTGCTACAATTTTAGTGTTATTTTCTACCCTATTTAAGTCTTCAAAATTATAGTAATCTTCACTATTCCAACTAGTCTTAGGTTCTTGCCATGACATGTCTACACACCACCTTTAGTCTCTGTTCTGCCTGAAAGGTATCCTGCATATTCGAACTCTTGCTTAATTATCCTGGATTGTTTTTTAGCTTTAAAACTATCTTCTACTAATACTATATCTCCACATTCAAGGGCGGGATTTTGTCTCCAATCAATGTTATATATAGCCCTTAGATTGTATTCTTCAATAATCCATTCTGCCACTTCCCCGGCATGTTCAACAGTGTTTATAAGAGGATTGTCTATCTTGTATGATACTCCATCCTTAATTCCTTGATTGTAGAAAGTAACTTCTTGCTCTTCTTCTCCATTATGAACTACCATAATCAAAGAATATAAGAGCTTATCTAGCTTAATCTGTGGCTCCTTATAAACATTATCAAAGGTTATATTTTTCATGTCATAGCCTTCATCTGCCATTGGATATATCATACCTGTATACATATCAGGACCAGCAAAATATATATAACTTGTACTCTCATCAAGGGTTTTAAATTGTTCTATTTGTAATGTCCCTTGTCTATCTTGGTATATTGCAGATTTCCCAGCTATCCCTAGATATTGTAAAGCTTTTCTACTATTTAAAGGTTTCTCAAATCCACTTGTAGGAATATTTCTTAATCCCTCATCTATGAAATAATTTTCTACATTAGCTTTTATTAAAATATCCTCTGCTAAATCATAAAGATTAGTATTATTTATACTTGTATATTCTTTACCTTCTAATAATTCAAATATATCTCTTGCTATAAATGTAGTTGTCAAGGCTCCTTCATCAGATTGCCAATCAGTGAGATAAAATTTCCCCATGGGAATAAATTCAAATTCATCTTCTGATATTTCTATACCTATAGATGCTTTGACCTCTTGTCTTTCCTTTAAGAACCTATAGAATCCAGAAGGATTAAGAATATTAAATTCCTTGCTACTATTATCTATTGTGAATCTAATCTCATTTGAAGGAATCTTGTCACTTATAATATTCATTTCCTCTATAATATTTAATTTAATTAATTTATCATCATCATATTCCTGGAAAACTCCAAAGTCTACTTCTACTATTCTAACCCTACGATAAGGTCTAACCCATTTTTTTATAATGATTTTTATCTTTCCATAGTTATCTAAACCTTGTACTAGTACATAAGTAGGTTTATTATTCCCTATAACCGTTTCTTTGTGTATTAAAGTACCATCTAACCTATAAACTTCAATGTCAAAGTCAATGGCATATTCTTTGGCCATATTATCAAATGTAATGGTCAATCCCATAGAATTATGTTCTTCTGTGAAGTTCAATTCTAATACTTGATATGGTGTAAATACTCCATTTTCATCACATATATCATCACTCCACCAACCTAATTCTGAATCTCCTTCTCCTGGTTTAGGGGGAATATAAAAGCTACCGTCAAGCTTAAAATAATCTCGCTCAAAAGTAGCATATTTATGGTTCATGTTTCTTTTTTTGTTAGTCAATTGGTTTATTCTGCTTATAGGGGCTTCACTTGTTACTATCGGAGTATTATCGTTATAAGCTTCATTGTCTAGGATTTCAAAGGATACTTTGGCTGTGGTTCTTCTAGTAAGTGCATAAACAGATTCTTTATACTTTTGACTTACTTTTATCATGTTTACACCTACCTTTCTATGATGTTGAATTTAATATCCTTATAACGAATATTACCATTTCTATAATCCAATGCTCCTACATGCCTATCTCCTACATAAAAAGTCCCTGTCTTTCTCATATTATCTTGTGGATCTATATATTCTACTTGAAAAAATACAGGGCTTACTAATTTGAGTAATTGGCTTAATTTGTTTTTATCTAAATAGTTCCAACTTAATTCTATTTTTCTCTTAGTTGCAATTCTTTCAATTATAAGTGTACCCCTCGCGTTTCTTTCTGCTTTACTTAAATCCATAATCCCTACTTGGTAATCAGAAGGAGTAGGGATTGTTATTCCTTCTATCTTTATCATGTTTTACCTACTCCTTTCTATAATGGTTGAATAACTGGATCCCCACGTCTGCCTGTTTCCTCTTTAAGTGGGTCATAGATTGTTCTTGCCACTTCTTTACTGTCTAAATATGTTTTTACTATTATTGGTTGATTATTATTTCCGCCAAATTGATTAGTTTCCATTATTGCGGTGCCAACTGCAGAAACCAGCATATCTTGAAGTGTTTCCAAGGGCGATACTACTTCTTTACCGCCTGGATTATCTCCAACCATTGCCAACATAGGACCATCTGTGATACCACCTTTGGCGAAGGCTGGTATAGTAGCTAATCCACCCAATCCCCCAGCTATATAAGGTATTGCTGCTGGTGCTGCTAAAGCTAAAGCTCCTGCTCCTACTGCTATTCCTGCTGTTATTGCTGTTTTTGTTATGACTCCTTTGTTTGCACTAAACCATCCGCTTACTCTTTCCCCTAATCCAGCCATTAAATTCTTAAAGTTATCCCATACCTTAGCGAACCCACTTACCATGTTACTCACAAATCCCTTCGCTGTTTCAGCACTTGCCCTCAGAAATCCACTTCCGAAAGCACTTAGGTTTCTACCTACACTATTAGCAAATGTAGCAAAGTTTTGACTAGCTGTTTTGAATCCTTCACTTAAATTGTTTGCAAATCCTTTTGCGATTTCTACTGCAATATTTCCTACATTCTTTCCAAAAGTTTGTAGGTTAGTTTCTATTGTTTCTATAGTCTTATTTGTATTTGCCCCCATAGTAGATAAACCTTTATTTATATTAGTTACTAATACTGTAGCAATACCTGTTGCAAGAGTAGCAACATTTTTTTTGTGTATTCCATAGTTAGTTTCTATTGTTTCTAAAACTGTGCTAATATTTACATTCATTCTTTCCATTGCAGCTGTAACATTTGTTTCTAACCCAAGCAGTAAGCCTGCTGTAGTTTCTTTCAACCATTCGTAACTAAGTCCTATATTAGTATTTAAGGTTTCTAAAGCAATACCAACATTTTCTTGTATTCTTACAAATACCTCAGAAGTTCTAATTTTCATTTTTTCTAGAGAAAATGCATATTGGGAATAATCTACCGCTGGCACTGGTGGAGGGATTAAGTTCCATACTGGTTCATAAACTGGTGCTGGAATAGGCGGAAATAAAGGTGCTGGTATTTGTGGTAAATCTAAGCCCCAATCTGGATTATAAACAGGACTTGGTATAGTCGGAAATACTGGTTCAGCCACCATTATTGGGATTGCTACCATTTCTTTTAACCTGTTCCACTTATCGCCAAACCACACAAAAAATTTGTTTCCTTCATCTTTGGCTTTTTTAAATCCACCTGTATCATCTACTGGTTTTACTTTAAAATCATTGTTAAGATTCAATCCATCTAATCCTCCACCTGCTCCGGCATCAGCCGAATTTTGTTGCAATATATTTAGTTCGTCGAATGGAGCTAATGCACCTTTAGCAGCTTTGGCAGCATCCTTAATCCCTTTGCCTAAATCCTTTTGGCCTTTAGCTGCATCTTTAGAGATCCCTTCCATATCTCCAATTGTATCGGTATAGTCTTGCACTGCTCCAACTTGGTTTGGCTCTACATCTACCTTCTTACCAGTTATTATTGCAAATACTTTTTCAACTGCTGTAGATATTTTTATTAATATATCTAAGACTTTTGTTAGGAATTTAACAACTGGCAATAATATTTCTTGTAATCCTTTACCTGCAATTCCTAAGAACTCCTGCCATTTTTCTTTCAATATTTTTACACTATTTGCCCAGGTATCGTTATTTCTAGCAAAATCCCCTTGAGCATCTCCAGTTACCGCCATAAGATAGTTATATCTCAGCATTACCTGTTCAGCCTGGTTCATTTCCTGCCAACTCTTACGGATCCCTTGACTTAATGCAAATGCTTCAAGATTAGCTACATTCATATTTATACCTAATTGTTTCAAAGGCATTGTTGCACCAGTCATACCAGACATAAGCTTTTGAAACATTTCATCAGTTCCTAGGTTATAAAAACTGGCCATATCAGCTGTTAAAAGTGTTAAATTCTCAGACATTTCTTTAACTGCTTTTCCTGATATACCAGAAGATTTAAGCATTGCTCCCATGTAGGATGTATATTTCTTTGCACTTAATTCACCAATACCATAACTTTCTATTAGGTTTTTAGAAAAATTATCTACATCTTTGGCCATATTACCAAATACAGTATTGGTTACGTTTTGTATTTCTTCTAGGTCAGATGAAGCTTTTATTGCCGCCTTTCCAAAATCTACAATTGCTTTTGCACCTAATGTTATCCCTGTTATTTTACCTATTGTCTTTAAGCCACTGCTAAAAGATGCTTGGAAACCTTTAAATTGTTTTTGGGTCTTATCCATTTCGGTTTTGATGCCCGAAAAGTCAGGCACCTCCTCTAACGATGAAGTTGGACTTCGCCATTAAAGATTCCCCCTTTCTTTGCATAATAAAAGGCACTAGCTATTTAGCCAATGCCTTTATGTATTCCTCATAATCTTCTATATAACCAACAAATTGAAACTTATCCTTGTATTTTTCTGTAACCCCATTGTAAAACCAATATCTTGTTATGTGCTCACCTTTGTTCTTAAAGTAGTCTATGCCTTCTTGTGCATAGTCAAATTCGTATTTTTGGTTTTTGTATATAATTACTGCCTTCCTTGCCATTCCATTTTTAGCCCCTGGATTAGCAACTTTGATTTTCCATTCCTCGTATTCTTCTTCCGTCATATAATCCTTGATATTTTTTCCATACATAGGGTTATTTTCACCTAATGATGCTTGTCTCAATTTTTCGCGTGTGCTGAGGCTTATGCCATCTATTTTATACCCTTCTTCTTTAGACAACCCCTTAAGCTTTCTTTTATAACTTACGCCTCCACGCCATGCAGGATTATTTTTACCTTTCATAGCTTTACTTATTTTAGCGTTTCTCTTTTTTATTGCCTCTGGTGTCATTCTAGTTAGTGTATTTAAACCTATTTTCTTTTTAGCTATACTAATGTTCCTGCAATGTTCTTCGCTTCTTTCTGTTTGCCTTACCCCAAGACCGCCCAAGGATTTATTATAACCCTTGTCCGCATTACAAGTATCATATTTTTCTATATATTTCATTTCTAGCTTACATAAAGTTTCCATATTTTCTACTTTCTTTTCTAGTAGCATTACTTCAAAATTCTCTTGTCCATATTTTTTAACTGAATTTCTCAAATGTGGGTTATGATGTGCTCTTATTCCATGCGGATACCTTTCTGCAAATGAATTAGTTGTAATTCCTATATACTTTTTACCATTGATTTTATTAGTGATAGCATAAACTACCATTTTATTTTCTATTAATTCTCTTTTGTACTCCATTCTTTTCTTCCCCCTTTACTATATTATACTATAAACTGCTATAAGTTGCAAGTATATTAAGTAAGTAGTATAATATAGAATAATAGGAGGTGCCATTATGTCTGACTTAAAAAATAGAATAAGAATAGGTAATGCTGTTGACAAAAAATTATTCCAACAATTAAAAAAACTATCTAAAGAAACTATGATACCAATGTCTAGATTGCTAGATAGAGGTATAGAATTAGTTTTAGAGGAATACAAAAAGCCTACTTCTAAATAGTGAGCTTTTATTCTTTTGATTTTCCCCTTCTTCTATGATATTATTTAGTAAAAAGCAAGGAGTGATATTATGAAAATAACCTATAGCATCACCGAAGAAGATTTAAAGAAATATGTCTCAAGTGATTTTAGTGCCAAAAACAAAACTATTCCAAAATTATTGCTATTTATAGGTGGCTTTGCTTTAATAGCAATACTGTTATTGGCTTTAATTGCTAAGGATTATTCATTTGCCATACCTATAATTGTATTTCTAGTAGTAATCTACTTAATTTTAAAATCTCCCAAATTACTAAAGAAAAAATATCTTAATAAAATTGATACTAAGGATGAAAGAATAATTGAAATTGATGAAAACCATCTAACTGTGACTAATTCAACTAGGACTACTTCTTACAAGTTTAATGAAATAAAAGAGGTAACCTTTGTTAATGATTATTTTATTTTCATTAGATTTAATCCGGGCGATAGTTTACTTATTCCTAAAACTGCATTCTCTGATAGTATGGAAATGATAGGCTTTATCAATAAAATTAAAGTTAAATCTAAAATACTATAGCACCTGTTAAGGTGCTATTTCTCTTTTACCTCTCCACCAAAAATATTATTTAATATCATAACCTGTTTAAGCATAGCCTCATCTGTCATTTCTTTCTTTTCTTTTTTAGTTCCCATTTCTTCTAATATTTTTTCTATAGGTATTTTTTCAGTCCATACCCATCTACTTATTAAATATGCTTGTATTATTAAATTTTGTTCATCTTGTTTCTTTTTCTCTGCATAGATTTCAGCCGACAAATTTAATTCATCTGGTGTCATTTCCCAGAATTCACTCATGGGAATACCAATAGAGATGGCAAGTTTTTTAGCCCCCTTTATAGTAAAAGGCTCCTGCTCACCATCTTCTATTTGTTTTTTCCTTCATCTTCTTTATCTTCTTCCTCAACAAATACTTCATTTAGAGCTTTCCACATATCCTGTGTAACTTTTGTTATAGATGAATATTCATCTATAAGGTCCATTACCTTATCTGGTGTCAGTTCCTTGTCTTCATGTGCTAATCCTGCCCAAATAAGAGTAGCATATTCTTTCATAGTCAAGGTTCCATCTTCAATGCCCTTTATCTTCATTATAGGGCACCCAAATTTTTTTTCTATTAAGTCAATGGCTCTCATGCCATATTTAAGATTCCTTATTTTATCTAATTTAATTGGATAATAGCCCATTCATTTTTCCTCCTTAAAAGCAGTTTTTATTAAACCTTTTTCACTCCTGGATTCCTCGTTTTATTACTTCATCCGCTAATTTTTCACTATCTAAACTTACACTAATTTTATTTTCGTTATTTAAAGTTCCAGGAACAAATTCAAGTTTTACAACTGGTGCATTATTTACATCAATTGAATATTTAATATTGGTTACTCCTTTAACTTCTACATCATCAATAAACACTCTTGCTTTGTAGCAATCTTCTTGTTGAATTCTAACATTGTTACCCAGCGTTGCTCATTCCTCCTTTAATATAAAAAATAAAGGCTAAGATATTATCCTAGCCTGCTGCCCCTACTGTTAAGACAGGTTTACCACTAATTTTTAGAGTGGCCCCAAACCCTATAGTCCCATCTACATCTACATCTCCTACTTTAAACCCTGTTACAACCCCTTTAAAAGCCCATTCGGCTTGTGGTGTGGTAGGAAATGTTATTTTATAATCTTCAGCAACACCTGTGTCTAATGCACTTTGCATTTCAACCTGTCCTGTATTTCCAGGATCAAAAAAACCTTCTATAGGCACTTCTCCTGCATCCTTAAATCCACCTATAAACTCTTTATAACCCCCATCAGAATCTAATGTGGTAGTATCTACAGTATCTGCTTTAATCTCTATTCCACCAATAGAAGTCAGTCCTGCAATATCCACAGACGCTTCTGTGCCTTTGGATAATTTTGTACCTAACGCTCTTGTTGCTTTACCCATATTATTTTACCTCCTCAAAATAAATTGTAAAATCTATAATCCCTCTGTTTACTTTAAGTTCATGTTCATACTGCTCGTCTATATTGTTTATATCTATATCCTCAATATATATCCCTTGTGCCCCTATAGCTCTCTGTGCCATTCCTTTTAATAAATCAGTTACTTGTTTTCTAATTCTTACCATATCAGAATACTTTACAGCCATAATAGAAAACATATAAGAAATTGATTCTTTATCTGTCAATCCTTCAAGAGTTTTTATTGTTTTTGTGCTAATCCTCGCATATACTAAGTATGGACCAGTAGCACCTTCTGGTGCGTTTGTAGGGTATATTTGATTGCTCAGTTCTGGTATTGCTTTTACCAGTTCATATCTTAGCGCTGTTTCCATTACTTTAACCCCGCTTTCATTATTTCAATATCTATTCTCTTTTGCATTTCAGATACTATAGTTTTTTCTATTTTAGACGTGTTATCAATTAAGCTATCATGGATGAAACGATATCCTGGTATATATCTTCCATTCTTTGCAAAGAATCCATATTCTTGCGATATCGGATAGTAACCTGTAACTTTACCTTCTTTGTTAGGTTTTTGAAATACATCATTCATATTTCTATCAAAGACGATTCTATATACTTTCTTGCCCTTTGCTCTGGCTCGTTCGCCTTTCATTACGATACCTTTTTTCAACATTCCCGTATCGTATGGTGCATTTGCTTTTGAATCTTTTAAAGCTATATTCATTCCTCTTCTTGCACTTGCTGTTACATATTTTTGTGGTACCTGACCTATTTTTTCTAAATCCTTTTGAAGCTTATCCATACCTTCTACTTTAAATTTAAAATTATTAGCCATTACTTTTTCACCAACCTACAGTAACATAGCAATTCTCTATTTAATCCTTTAACATTTACAGGCTGACCTATGATTTCGTATACTTCATCACCCTGTCTTATTCTCATTTCTGATGTTATTCCCTCTATATACCTCATGTTAAATTTAACTTCTACTTTGTTATCTGTGGTTAAGGCAGCAAAGAATTCATTTCCCAGTAAGGGATCTTTACTGGCCCATATACCACTTTTAAATGTTTCCCATGTGTCAATAGGGTCCCCGTATTCGTCTCTGCCTTTTACTTGTTGTATAAAGTCTATTTTGTGCCTATAATCTCTCATTACTCATCACCTACAAACTTCCATTCACAAACTAAGTCCGTTTCCTCATTGTAAGAATCTAACCAAATTTGCTTTCCGTCATCCATAATGCATAATCTTAAAGGGTAGCCCATATCGTCGTACTGTATTATGTTTGACCTTGCTATGATTTTTCTTGGGCCGTCATTTTTTAATTGAAATATTTTCTTAACTCTATTTAAAAAAAACATTACTCATCACCTACAGTATATTCAGCCGACAATGTAAGATGATGTTTTAAACTTATATAGGACTGTTCAAATCTTGTTGCCATATTTACATCATCATATCCAAAATTTGCTTTACAGTAGACGATTATGGCCCGTTTTATTAAGGGATCTGTGTCTACAACTTTATCTTTATTTACTCCTGATAAAATCAAATCTGCTTTTGCACTTTCTATTAAGTCTTGAATTTCTGTATCTAAATCATCACCGCTCACTCTTAAAGCATCTTTTATATCTTGTATCATCTAATCACCGCCTTTAAGCAGCTTTATTAATTCAGTCTTTGTCTGTCTTGTGTTGTACTCGATACCCTTATCTTCAAGTATGGCTTGCAATTCTTTTTTAGTGTAACTTGACAGGTATTCTATCGTTGCGGGGTACTTTTGAAGATAATCTTTCCAGCCCCCGTCTTCTGCCTCAGTCTCAGTCTTTTTGATTAGCCCCCTATTAATTAAATCTTTTATCCGCTCATTTTCATCGCATATAAATGAACTACCGGGGAGGATTATCTCCCCGGTGTACTTATCTTTAAACGATTTAATTACGATATACATTAACCTACAACAACTTTCTTAGTTATGGTTACAAGCGAGTTCTTATCCACAACCTTACCATCCACAAGCATGATAGCTTTTGTCACTTGGTCATCAGTGTCGTTATCTTCATAACGTTTCACAGTTATGTTGTAGTTTGTATTCAGGACGTAATCCTTAAAGTTAAACAGAAAAGCCACAACCGTATCATTTTCTATTGTAGCGCCAAGGCTTGTCATGTAATCATTCAGTACTACAGTTCTACCTAGTAATGTTCTTTCTGGTCTGCCTGAAACCCCATAATTAACTCTAGCAATAGGTTGTCCGTTTTGGTCAGTCATTCCTATAAATTTCATAAATGTCTTTTTAGTCATGCACCATACTGCTTCGGATTCGTAGGATAATGGTAAAGCGGCTTCTGCATTAATTAATGTTTCATAGTCAACATCAGCATCTGCTGCAATCTCAATATTTTGTCCTTCTGGAGCTGTTTCAGTTAAAATACCTTCTGGTTGTCCTTCCCCAGATCCAGTGATAATAGATTGCTCTAAAGCTTTGGTCATAGCTTCAGCTATATTGTTTATTAAAGTAGTTTCAAATACCCCAAGTGTAACAACACTAGTTTCAAATGACACAGATACTGCACATCTTAATTTGTAGTAACTAAATACAATTTGCCCTGTGGTTTTCTTTTGTTTCTCACTTCCTGCGCCCTCAGCTACCCAAGTAGCTACTGGCTTAACACTTGATGTAGGAATTGCAAGTCCGCCTTTGTATGATGTTCTAGTTACAAGTGGTAAAATCATTCCTGTAGCTTCTAATTTTTCAACTATCTTTTCTAAAACTGTAGTAGGTATTACTGAACCTACGTCACTGGTAGTTGTATTTTGGTCCACATTTTGGAATTTTTCAGGAATTGGAGTTCCTTTCACAACATTATTCATAAATGCTTTTCTGTACTCAACAGAATCATAAATATCAATATCCGTTGCAATTGCATTTTTATCTAAAGTATCTACCACTACGCCATCAACTCCTTTATCACCTGCTAAATTAGTAATGTCTAATCCTTTAGGATCATCATTTAAAGCATTGAAATTAGCCTGTGCAAGTTTTATTTCTTCCCACTTATTATCTAACTCCTTTACTTCTTCCATTTTCTTGTCCGCTTCCTTTGCGTTGCTTTTGTCTAAAAACTCTTTTACTTCCGCCATCAAAGCATTTCTTTTTTCTTGATATTCTTTAAAATTCATCTTTACACTCTCCTTTTAATTTTAAATAGTTGTATTTTGACATTAAAATATCCGATTCACCATTTTCTGAATTAATCGGACCTTTAACTGTATTTCTTATTTTGTTTATTACTTCAATTGGTATCATATTATTATAACTAGCAACCATTCTAGACTCTTCTTGGAACATTATTTCATCTACAAATTTATATTCCAAAGCTTTTTCAGGTGTCAACCATGTCTCTTTATTCATCATTTCCAATAAGTCATTTTTCTTCATACCAGTTTTAAGGGTATAAGCATTTACTATTGTGCTGTTATAATTTTTAATTACCTCTGCTTCATGCTCTAAATCTCTATAATCTCCCGATGCTGTACTTGATACATTATGAATCATTATTTGTGCAGTAGGAGATATTAATACTTTATCACCCGCCATTGCCACAATACTAGCAGCACTCGCAGCTATTCCTACTATTTTTACTACCTTATTGCCCTTATAATCTTTTAAAGCCGTATAAATTTCACTACCTGAATAAACATCACCTCCACCACTATTAATCTCAACTTCTACTTCTTCATTATTTAAAGTTTCTAACACTTTCGATACATCATTGGGACAAGTAGAATCCATGTCGAACCAATCATAAACCCACTTATAATCATTTGGTATGATTACACCTTTTATTTTTACTTTATTAGCCACTTACTCACCTCCTACTCATCTGCTGGTCTAGTATCAAGTCTACGGATATATTCGTCTCCGCCTTCTCTTGGTGCCATATTGAGTATTTCTCTTACTTCATTAGGATTCATGATTCCTCTATCTACATATTGGACTAGATTTAGTTTAGTTTGCATACTAGCAAAGTTTAAATTAGAACTTTCAAATATGATTTTATTACCAAACCCTCTTTCCCTACGTGTAAATAACTTCCTTGTATATTCATTAGCCATTTGCAATGCATCAGGTTCAATCCTTGCTTCATAATAGCTTATCCATTCATCTTCATTGTAACTAGATTGGACTATCTTCTTGTTAGTGTTGAAAAATGAATATATCCTTTCTGTTGTTCTATCAGTTTGAGCTGCATTCGGTACATAATCTGTCGGCTCTATTTGTTTGGCATCTGCTTTTGCATCTACACCAGCAACACCAAATGTATCGGATTCTATGCTTAAATAAGTATCTGCAAATTGCTTAACATTCTTTTCTATATCCTCTGGCCTTAGAGATTGTTGAAATTGCAATAACCATCTAATTACACCACTATTTTTTATTGCCTTTACCATACCCTGATCTATTGTCCCTATAACTTCCATTAAACTTGTTAAAGCTTCACCTGGAGGATCCCCAAATATATCATTATCGTTATAATCATCTCTTAAATGAATTATGTCAGAATAAGGGAATATACCTGTTCTACCATTTCTGTAATAAAATTTTAAATACAAATTCCCTGATTTATCATATATAGCTTCAGCTGTTAAACATGGTACAGGGTAAAGTTCTATAGGATAGCCATTTTCATCTTTAATAATTAATATAAAAGCATTACTATTTAATGCCAATTGGTTTGCAACTTTTTCTTGTAGCATTTGACCACTCATATATGGATTAGGCTCTGTTAATAAAAACCTCATATATGGTTCTGGATTTATTTTCAATCCATCAGGGCCATTCCTTATATGTTTAGGTATTAGTTTACCTATTGCCTTTACTCGTGGCCTTATACAAGCTCTTACTAT